TCCCTGTAAATTGTGCCAATAATATAGTATCCATGTTACTTTCCTAAAAGTTTGATGTTATTTGAATATACATATTGGAGTTCCAAATTGTATACGGTTCTGTTACCTTCTATCTTTTTCTCAAACTCTGTGTTCAAGATATTCACAGGAGCAAGTCCCCCTTCAGTTGTGATTTCATAGACAAGATTTGATGTCCATAATTCCTCTAACCATTGGAATGTAGGTTGGTTCACAAATCCTGTGTTTACCAATACGGTCTCAACCATCACAACATCAGAGTCATTCAATCCACGAGAATATTGTGTCTTTACAGGGTTCTCTGAACCCCAATCAATATTCATGGATTTATATTGTTGTCTATTGATAGATAGACCCTGAAATCTGTTAAACATCAATCTAACATAATCGTAGTGTCCATAACGATTCAAGAACATCAACTGAATGTGTTGGTTCTGTGAACGAGTTGGACCACAATCTAAATTGAATGTGAACATCTCTGATACTGGTTGGTATTCAACACAGTTTCCTTGAGTGTAACCTGTTGGTGGGGTTTGTGGAATTATTGCCATATTACTTCTTATCTATTACACTCCAAATACCACCGATTAAGGTAAGTAATGCTCCGCTTATTTCTGTAAAGGTTGCTTCATCAACAACACCTTTAATTACCAGAACACCACCGATGAATGTAAGGGTGTGTCTGATTAAACCAAATATTTGTTCTTTCTTCATAGTCGTTTTATTTATGTGCAGGCAGGTCCTGTTATTACTGTTATGTTTGCACAATCTGTGATTATGTTTGGACAACCACAAGGTATGATTACCGATGTGAAACCTGCTATGTTAATTGTCTCCCATCTACTTGCTGAACAGTTGTAGTATTGGACAGGACAAGTCACTGCATTATTGTTTGATATATTTAACTGATAACAAGTGATACAGTTTGCTGATGGAGTTATTGTAGGGGTAGGTGTCGGAGTTGGAGTTGTTGTTGAACAAGAACCAATCACACCCACAACTGAGAATGTTGAGGTTATTGAATCCTGACATGCACAGAATGGGGACATCGCTGAATTACCTGGTAGTGAGAATGAACCAACCGTTCCATTACAATTTAACCATCTAATCTCATCTGTGTATTCTGTGTTGTTCGTTACCCCATACTCAATACATACACAAGGTCTTGTTGGACTTGGTGTCGGAGTTGGTGTTGGGATTGGATTACATGGACCAGCATTTATGATTGTTGCGGCAACCTCTACTGTTGGGTAGGTGCACGAACATACAACATAACCCAAATTAGGTTGTAATACCAACTGACCAAATCTACCATTGGTGCAATTTGTAAATCCAACACTATATTGACCTGAACCTGTATAACTGATTTGATACTCGGTGCAACCACTACAATATGTGGTAGGTGTCGGAGTTGGACTACCTGTAGGAGTTGGTGTTGTCCCTACAGTTGCTGTCGGAGTTGGGGTTGGTTGAATTGGAATTGTTGAACCTGTAAATCTTCCATACAACTGAACGGTATATTGAACTGCGTTTGGTGGAATGTATGGTAAGTTTGCTGGTCCTGCTCCCACATAAAGTGTGTTGTAATCTGTCGTTCCTGTGGCGGGATATATCAATGGGTAGTTCTGATACACCAAATTACAGTTAGGTCTTGGACCACCACCATTTGATATAATATTGTCGTATGTTGTTGCGGTTATTACGGCTCCCTGGTCGTCAATAAATGTGTATTTCACATAATACCCCTCTGATAGTCCTGATGTTGCACCAGACCAAAGATAATAGTTTGTGAACCCCAATGTGAAGTAGTCGTCCTCCATCACATCTAATGTTCTTGGTGCGTTTGTTAAGAATAGGTTAGATGTCGTTGGGTTTACACCTGATGGTGTTCCTGATAATACGAACTGACCTATATCAAAACTTTGTTCTGTGGCTTTTGGATTCACCCCCATTGTTGAACGGAATACTTTGTATGGGATACTCTCAACTGCTGGTGGTCCAATGGAGTTTCCAAAACCAGTATATCCTGTAATTGAACCAATCTCTGAATCTGCATACTCATAACCAACCTTCACATAGTAGTTGATTGTCTCCTGATTCAATGGTCTTGAGAATGGGAATGTTTGGTGTGTATAAATTGGTGTGGTGTTCCAATACGATAGTGGTAATGAATCTGTGTAGGTCTCAAGGATTTGTTGTAAATCCAATATCCCAAGTCCAAAAGGGTTTGGTGAACACTTACCCTCAAAGACCAATAGGTCCTCAACATACAACTCGTAGTTATATTTGAACTTGAATGTGCTTAACGGATTGTATGTGTCCGATGATAATGTAAAATATATCCCGTCTGATAATACGGGTTGAAACTCTGCTGGTGTTGATGTAAATGATATACTCATTGTCTTTGTGTTCCTGTTCTAAAGGTTATTTTTTCTCTTATGATTTCCTCAATGAATGTTCTACCATAGATACCAAAATCTCTTGATATGTCGTCCAATGATTGTTTGATTGCCTCATCTAAAAAGAATGTAGGTGCAATACCCAATTCTCCAATACTTCTTTGAATTAAGAATGCTCTATCATCGTTGGACATGAACCTACCTTGTTTATCCCTGAATTGTGGGATTGAATTATTGGTTCTTGTTCTTGCCCAAGTGGCAATTGTTGCAAGTGGTGGATACTTGAATGTAGGGGATTGTTTCTTACCTCTACGACCTGAGTTCACAACTTGCCATTCAGGTGCTCCAGGAAACTCAATTACCATCTTTATATTTCCATCAGCATCTCGTTCCCAACTAACCGTAGCAGCGTCCAATAAACGACCAGTATAAACACGATTGTTTACTGCTCCTGGTGATTTGGGTCTACCATCATAACCTCGTGATTGACGAGGCTTCAATAGTTCGGTCTTGATGTTCTGTTCAATCACATCACCCAACATTCTTAATATATCATCTGGTGCCTGTGCCATATCTTAACAAATTGAATTACAAGTTTGATAGACTCTTGATACATCACCGTCCTCGTCCAAGTTAAAACATAGATTAACGGTTAAACCTGATTGTGGTGGGAAGAAATAAGAACCAAATAAGTTAGTAGTGGACGCCCCTGAAGATACGTTGTAAAAATAAATGTTGTAATCAATCGGCCAACTATCACCATATAAAACAATAGGAGTTCCTCCTGATAATGGATTAGCATCACAAGGAGTTGTATATGTTCCATTCACCACATAACCTGAGAATGAGTAAGGATGAACTCCAGTAGGTATTGATGGAGGACTTGGTGCCCCACCAAAGAATCCACCAGCAACTTCTTTAGTTCCAAATACTGTAATCGTTCCATAGTTTCCTGAAGACATCTCATTCGTATAGAATCCATTTGGAGCAAAAATAGTTAAAGATGGGTCAAGATATAAAACTTGATTTGTTGTAAGACAAGGTAAACAAGTTATTCCACCACTGGTACAAGGTCCACAATTTCCAATATCCGCCGTGTATAATGTTGTTGTGGCACTTGAACTAAATGCTTCATAGATACTTTGACCTGTAGTTACCAAAAATGATAAAGGTGCTGGTACTGGTGATGAGGTAGGTGTCTGTGTTAAAGTAGGAGTATTCGTTGGTGTGGTTGTTGGTTCAGGAGTAAAATCTACACTAACACAATTACAAACAGGAGATACTGAAGTAATTGTAAATCCACTAATATTTCCTGCTCCTGTGTTAAAGGTATGTGTATGGTCTCCACTCGCCATGGTGGTTGTATATGGAACATTGATTGCTCCGTTGGTAATATTGTAAGTTCCCGCTATACCATAATCACAAAGAGCATTCGCATTACTTGTATAATTTGGATTGTTGAATAGGGTATATTTGATATTATCCGTCCCTTGTATTTCACTTTGTAGATATTGAGTTGTAAATGTTCCACAAGTTGGAGTAGGTGTTTGTGTGGTTGTTTGTGTCGGTGTATTGGTTGGTGTTTTTGTTTGAGTTGGTGTTCCCGTTTGTGTAGGAGTTGAAGTGGTCGTAGGTGTCGGACTTAATACTGGTGTTGATGTTGGTGTTGATGTGTTTGTAGGGGTAACCGTTGGAGTTGCAGTATTGGTTGCTGTAACCGTTGGTGTTGGTTCAGGACCTGGTGTCGCTGTTGGTGTTGGGTAGTAATCACACGAATCCAATGTATCATAAACAATCAATGGCACTTCCATTGCAACCCCTGCCACATGGTCTCCAAATCTCTCAAAGAATGGGATTGCCTGAACTGGCATATTCACATCTATGTTGTCGTATAATGTTGGTAAGGTATTTTGACCATACTTCAAATAAGACAGAAATCTCTTGGCTTCCCAACTCATGTCGGATACACAATCCTTCTCGTTTGATAAGTCCCAATTCAAGATGTCCGCAAAAATCATGGTCACAGAATATACGGTCATGTTCTCTTGATACTCTATCGCTTGGGGAACCACAAACAAGAATGGGTAGTTTACAGATGAACCTGATACATTCTTACCAAAGTCCACCAAGTTTCCATAACCAAATGTGTTTAACATCGGGGATTGTTCTTGGAAATATTGTAAATAATCCAAGACCTTATGGAATGTAGTATATTCGTTCATTATATTACTCATGGTCTTTTATTTTTTGCCTCCATTTTTTTCATTTCATTCTGTTGTTTAATGATTCTATCTTTTATCAATGATGCCGTTGATAAACATAAATACATATTCATGTCGTTGAGTTGTTCTATTTTTGTGATGTCCTCGCTCGCAAGTTGGTAAGTGAGTTCAAAGTAGAATCGGGCAGTGGTTTCGGAAGGAGCCATTTGGGGAGTATCTTCCTCAGGGGTTTCAGATAACTCTCTATCTTCATCTTCGCTTTCAAAGAATTGTCTATATGCGTTATGTATGCGTTTAAGGTTTGCAAAAAAAAAGTTGAAACCCCGAACCACATCTCAATCGGTAGATTATTCTTGAACATATCCGCTCGTTCCATAACCTTTGATGACTTGAACTTTTCTAACTTGTAGTCCTTACCTTTCTCATTCGTTACAGGTCTGTATAACAGAGCCATGAGCATGTGGATATTATCTGTCAGTTTGTCAGATTGTGAATAAACCTCAAGGTCTACCCATTGTCCCCAAGTCATGTTCTGCCAGTCATTCTCCAATCCATAGGTAATTCCATTCAATTCAAATGTGGTCACCAAATCTCTTGTCTTTGGTTCCAAGATGTAGTTTGATAGAGAAACCTCAACGAACTTAATTTGGTCTACTGGTAGGTCTCTTAATTCATCAACACTGATATCAAGATACAATCCAAGTATCTCCTCAGGTTTGGAATATCTAATGGGGTTTCCCTGTATCTTTTGATACTTGTCTATGGTCAACTTTGGATTGACCTTAATTACTCTGTCGTCTATTAATACTTCTATCATACAAATGTGAATGGTTTTGGTTTGGTATTCAGGAACTCAGATACAACATATCTCAGAGCATCAAGTGCGTGGTCATCACCCTCTGTCTGATTTGTTATCCTACCCTGTCTATCTTTTTTATATCTATAATTAGTGAACTCAGTGATGAGGTTGTGTGAGTCCTTATGAAGGTTTACCTTGAATTGTCTTAACTTTTGGATACCAAATAGAACTGAACCAGTCCCCTTTTTAACTCCACGAACATTAAGACCTGAACGGTTCAATTCCGCAATTGACTTGGGTTCTGATGAATCTGCCACGATGTTATCCATTCTACTTATCCCCTTGTCTTTTAACACAAATGCCAAGTCCTCATTTGTTAGTCCTGCCTCATACACGATTTCTCTAACGAACAATTCCTTGTCTCTTGCTTTAACCTCTACCACGGCACATACATCTTTGGCAAAACCAAAGTCCAATCCGTAATAGGTATATTTAATCCCTTGTGGTTCTTCATCGTATATGCTTGGTTGAACATACACAACCTCTCTTGGAGGGACTATCTGACCTTCAGAGTAAATCAACCACAGGTCATAGTCAGTTTCTTTTAATGAGTTGATTGAGTCAATGATTCGTTGGTCCAAGAATGCGTTGTCCCTCCATGTTGAAATCAATACACACCCATTCTCTTTTTTCTCGTAATCCAATCCCCACCAGTCAGTCGGAATCTCAGGGTTGTAACACATCAAGATATACTCTGATGTTCTGATGTCCAACTGAACGAATGCCGACATACTAACCGTATTGACCTCATCAACCAAACAGATGTTAGATTTCATTCCCCTCAACTTACCTGTGGTATCATCAAGTCCTATAAAACGGACGATTGACCCATTGGGGAATCTGTATACCATTTCTACTTTGTTGTATCTTGAATCGTCCCATATTTGTAGTTCCTCCATTTGTTCCTTAAAGTCAATAAAGACGGTGTTCTTAATAGAGACCTGAGTTTCACGAGCAATGGTCGTTGTCGTTCCTGGTTTGGTGAGACACTCCAATATGATTGTTTGTAGGGCACATACGGTCTTTCCTGAACGAGAGGAGCCTCGTAAAGATATGTATCTCTTTCCTTCCTGTATCTTTTGTGATACTTCTTCAAATAACCCATTTGCCCTTAACCTCATTTTTTTATTTCAATAAAGTTTAATTGTTGTGGTAAATTAAACCCATAGGTAAACCAAGCAGAACTAAAATAAGCCCCTGAACCTTGACCACTTGGAGTTTCGTAATTTATTCTACGATTAAACAATATCAATTCAAGTCCATGTTCTTTGTATTGTTTTTGTCTTTTAATCCCTTCCAATGCGGTTATAGGTAATAACAACATAAATGGTTTATTAAAACTATAACATCTTTCAATCCACTCATCTTTAATTGAGTATGGTGGATTGGTGATTATACAATCAAACTCAACCTCATTTGTAAAAAAATCAGTTCCTGTGTTTATATCAGTCCCCACAATATTGTATCCATTACCCGAAAAAAACTTTACAAGATTTCCATTTGCTGATGCTGGTTCCCATATCCTATATTCTTTTGGGATAAATTGAAGTATGGGGTTTAATGCCGTATCAGGTGTTTGGAATATATCACTCCTGTTATTTGCTCTTTTATATCCCATCGTTATTTCTCACCTTTTAACCATTTGGTTATTGCTTGAGTATAAGTTACCCCTCGTTCTTTACAATAATTTTTTAATTCGTTCTTAATCTTCTCACGAACAAAAATCATCTTGTAGTCATACTCATAGGTCTTTGTCTTATCCTTGCTGTGTACCTTCATCACCCAAAGTTTTTCTGATTATCTCCACTTGAATTGTATTCTCACTTGGATTAAGTTTATCCCCTTTGGTTGTGATGTCCACTTTATTCTCATCTTGCCAGTTACCTTTAAACTTGTTCTTCATAATGATTGTCCATAGTCGTTGGTTGAACTTATTAGATTCACCTGATGCCATTGCATCGTACGCTCTTTCGTACCACCATTGTTCACAGAGTTTGTTGTACTCATTGAACGCTTCGGAATAACGCTTATTTCTTTTTAGTAATGCGTGGTGTGTATCCCATGATATACCCAATGTGATTAGGAAATCTGTAATATGTTTCCCCTGTCTCCCTGCGTCAATCACTATGTTGTACCACTCAGGATTCATTCGGTCTTCTACACGAGGTCTACCTGGTCCTCTTTTAATTGGTTCTTCATTATCCATGATATTGTGAATATAGATTTGTTATTGTTGATGCTGCATGCTCCACTGAAACCTCACCCTTTGCATTTGGGTAGATTGCGTAGAATGCAGACATAACGATTGCTTTATCGGTATCATCGTAATCTGATACACTCTTCTCTTTGACCACTATATTGTATGCGTCAAACGCTACTGCCAGATGGTCATTGGAGCTTAAATTGTTTAGTTTCTGTTCTTTTCCTGATTTGCAGTTACACAAGTGTTACCTCCATTCTTTCTTTATAATCTTTATATCTTTTACCTGATAAGGTATCATTAACTCTTCTATATTCTAACCCCATTAAAATACCTATTTTTCTAAAACTCATACCATTTTTTCTTAGTTCAACCATCTCAAGATATTGTTCATAAGTTAAATCTTTAATCCCTTGAGATTTTAATTCACTTAATTTATTCAATCTTGCGTGTTCACAATTACTTCTCCTTGTTGCCCATTCTAAGTTCTCAACTCTATTATCATCTTTAACACCATTTTTATGATTAACTGTTCTATAGTTATGTGGGTTTGGGATATAGGTTTGTGCTACTAATCTATGGACATAAAATAGTTTTTTGTTTTTGGATACAATCTTATATCCTGCGGTATGTGTGGATTGAGTTCGTTCAACACCATCTAAAAATACCTTTCCGTCTTTTGTTATTTCAAACATAGTTATTTCACTTTACTATAAATATAGGTCTAGTTGGTGCAGAAGTAAAAAACAAATCCCCCAAGAATTACTCCTGAGGGATTAAAAAAAAAACATAGATAGACATTAAAAATGACCTACTATAAATATAAATCAAATATTTTCTGTAATCAATTTATTTACGAAATGTCTTACAATGAATTGTTCGTGAATTGATATTAGTGAATCGGGTTGGTATCCCATTACTCTCAATAGGTTATTGGTAATTTCTCTTTCATGTTCCATTGCCTTTACCTTACTTATACTAAGCAACTCATTTTTCTCTTCTTTGGTCATTCTCTTACCATTCCTTAAATCTGTTGTGTATTGTTTAAGACATGGCTTACATTTATTTATCCGACCGTCTAATGAGTTTTTGGATACATTGAAATCTTCATAGGGTTTTTCAATCTGGCATATTTTACATTTCTTCATAAAAACAAAAAGGTTTAGTAATATAAATACTAAACCCTTCTGAACAGATTATGGAAATCAATTATCTTTTATTATCAAGGTGGTCTTGAATCTTGTCTAAGACATCACCCAATTCTTTTGTATATCCTTTTTCAATGAAATCAGAAAGAACATCTGCAATCCTAACCATTTCTTTAATTGTGAGACATTTCCCACAATTTGAAGCCCATTCGTTTACCAACTTGAGTGAACTCTGAACTGCTATCATTCTGTCTTTAGATTGTTGAGCCATCTTGAACCTCCATTTCTTTATAGTGTTCGTTCATTGCTTGTTCAAGGTCCTTGAAGTATTGCTCCATGTATTCCTCTTGCTCCTGATGAAACATCATCTCTAATACTTCATCTTTGGTCATATGATTTACAGACCCCGTCTGCTCCATCATTGCGTCGTTTAGATTACACATGATTACAATACAATTTTCATTAGTGATACCATGATGAATACTCCCACAGTTAATCTAATAACTCCGATGAGGAAATCACCATCATTGTTGATTTTGTCGTTCTGTGCTCTTGTTAAACCATTCTCCATGATTTCGTTTGAGTTCTCTGCCATTTTTTCTTCCATTGTTTTAAGTTGTTTTTCCATGTCTATGTGTTTTTAAATGTTTCTACAAATATAGATAATTCCTTTCATAATGCCAAAAATAAATCAAAAAAAAATCCCCAATTCTCATCGGGGACTTTGTGTGTGAATCAACCTGTAGGTTGGAATACTAAAACGGGAACTTTAGATTATTTGAATAAGATAATTGAATCCGACCTACAAATATAAATATAGATAATCTCGTTGGGTAAATCAAGTTTTTAATCTACAAACCCCACCATAGTTTCTGGCTCATCTGGCTTCTTGTTTCTAATTGATTGTTGAATCTCCCATCTATTATACTCAAGATACAAATCACCCATGTGTCCTCTTTGAATTGAGTTCATTTTACTCTCGTTTCCTTTGTTCCAATCAGTTGTGAATAAAACATGAAATCTCTCTGGTATGTTGGTTAGGTCTCTCATAGTTTACTCATGATTTTTGATAATTCAATTTCAGCTAATTTCTGTGCATGCGGGTGAAACATATCTAACTCAAATACATCTGCCTCGCATACATCAATTTTATTCTTTTCCATAAGTTTATTGATTGCATGCTCCACTACTCCTTGAACGGTCATGTCGTTGATAAATGCATACGACTTAATTTGGTCATATTGCTCTTGGTTGATTCTAACTGTTTTCATATTACAAATATAATTATTTATCTTATTCTAGTACTAGTAATCTAATTACTTGAAGGGAATGGAAAGGTGATAAGTCCCCCAGGCCCCCATACTAAAAATTAGTATTTAATTG